AAAAACCGTGCTTGAAAACTCAACTGTTCCTTTTGTAATGTAATCACTTGCTTGTAGTCCACCTAATCTTAGAGAATTAGAAGATGTTCCCCAATATACATAATCATCAGCACTAATACCATTTGAATCAGTATTCGCTAGAGTTAAACCTTTTTTGATGAGTGTAAAATCATCAATCGGATTTACTGAACTATTTAATGTAAATGCTGTTTGTGATGCAATTGCAACGGTTTTACCGCCTGCTAAAACTTTAAGTATTGAATGATTGGCATTTCCTGTATCTTTTACTACCTGTGCAACAACTCCACTTACACCTAAGTCGGGAGATGCTTCAGGTCCAACAAGAACAAACGCTCCACCGTCCCAGGCATACATTTGTTTTGCAGAAGTATCCCACCAAAAATCACCTATTCCTAGTCCGCCTGGTGCTGTTGCACTTACTTCTGCTCCTGATGCAGACTTAAATTTTGCGCCATCATAAAATTTTAATTTTTTGTTGCCGCTATCATACCAAATCTGTCCTTCAACAGCCTTGGGTGGCGCAGTTGTATTTGCAAAATTTTCAAGAAGATGAAGGAAATTTTCATTCTGCACTTCACCATATCCGGCATAATTTTTACCAACAAATCTTAAATCTGTTGTCGTGTCGATAGTTCCATCCGCCACGGATGTTAAAAAAGTTCCATTAAATTTATCTACTTGATATGCCATTGTGCTTTTTTCCTAGTTCTCTTGTATTTATCGTTTATCTACAGAGTAATGTTTCTTAACTCCTCAAGCGTGGTTGCAGAATCCGCTAATAATGGAGCATCTCTTAGCCTATCACGCTCCGTAGTAAATGTTGCTATATCTCCAGCATTATTTGCTAGAATAGCATCTCTAAGCGCAATATCATTTGCTTCAAAAAGTGGTATCCTTTCGTTTCTAAGTCTTTCCTTTGTTATTTCCTTTGCTGCATCAATATCCCAAGAGAAGTAATTTTCAGTTACTGCAGGATTATAGTTAACCCTTAGAGCAACTTGAAAATCATCTAAATCCTGTGTTGAAATCGAGCCCCAATTAGTAATTAATCTGTACTTAGATCCTGTTGGAACTTCAGCAATCATATCTTCGGCTGACACTCCTTCAGCAGGATTCATAATTGCTACTCTGTTATTTTCTAATTCATGTAATAATATCATGTTATCATCCTATTGTACCAGTATTACAGAATTATCTATACTGTCTGTTGTGTTATCATTTCCAGCACCTTGGTCCCACATTCTTACAGTTACTGAATTTGTTGTTGTTGAATTTCCAACGCTTCCATATCCATCTAGCGAGACACCATGATCGTTGTCGGAAGTTATTGCTGCAATTCCAAACCACTCGTTAGTCATAACACCTGAAACCAAGTTAATTCTATATCTTCCTCTTTCTAATCTTGTAACGCTGGTAACATTTTTACTTCCTTTTATAGTTCCGTTATTATCAAACCTTACCCACGCCTTTACATTTCCTAGTCCATCAACATACTGTTTAGGAACTGCATGTAAAGCAGAAGTTGGATTTCCGTCAAGTGTTAATTTGCCAGTCATTGTATCGCCGGACTTATTAACTTTGGTAGGATCCGATGCCGTTACTGAAATATTTGCCGTTCCATCAAAACTTACGCCATTGATCGTTCTTGCTGTCTGTAATCTGACTGCCGCGCTTGCTGTTGTTGCTAAAGTAGCGGTGGCAGCATTTCCATCTAACGATGCTGTAATAGTTCCTGCTGCAAAATTTCCACTAGCGTCTCTTGCTACAACTTTAGATGCTGTGTTAGAAGTATCAGCATCAACTGCCCAGGTTGTTGAACTTAAACCATCATAGTTATTTCCTGTGATGTAATCGCCAGGTATAATTTCTGCTAGGCTAGGTGCACCCCACTGTACCGTGCTACCCGTGGATTTTAAAACTTGATTTGCCGCTCCGATAGGAAGCAACGAAGTTGCGCCAGACGCAGTCTGGTAAGCAATGGAGCCTGCGGCTCCGCCCGCGATATTTGTAGAGGTTGTTGCCAGCGTGGCCGTGTCAGCATTACCAACTAGATCGCCATTAAAAGTATTTGCATGAACATTATCAAATTTTCTTGCACTCTTACCAAGATCAACGTCCTGATCAACGTTTGGCAGCAGAGCACCCTTTGAGCCATATCCCGATGCTACTGAAACATCGGGTGAGATTAAATCAATAACCGAAGTGTCAGTGCCATCATCAGCAACAATTCTTGCTGTTCTTGTTGCGGTAATTGTTGAATTGCTTCCTGATGCTGATATAGTTAGATTGCTGCTGATGTTGACTACACCATTTACATCTAATCTGTTAAGTAATCCAACGCTTTCTAACTGTGAACTGACAACATTCGCTGCCAGTGCAGTATCAGTAAGTGTTCTCGCACTTGCTGTGATAGTAATGTCTGACTGACCATCGAACGGAACACCGTTTATGTCTCTCGCAGTTCTTAATTTTGTAGCACTAAAAGCGTTACCGGTAAGCGTTTGTCCAACGAATCTATTTGCCTCAACTACGTCAAATCTTGATGTTCCTGAAGTTGCGGTAACATTTCCTGTTACATCACCTGCTAAATCCGCAGTAATTAATCCTGCACTGAATCCACCAGAACTATTTCTTGCCACAACCTTACCAATTTGGTTGGCTGAACTTGCGTCAACGGACCAAACCGTGGTTGAACTGCCATCAAAATCGTTTCCGGTTAAATACGTGCCAGCCTGCAAATTATTAGAAGTATTTGCAGATATCGTTATGTCTCTGGTTCCATCAAAGCCAACTCCGTTAATCAATCTCACATTGTCCAATGCTGTGGCTGTTGATGCATTACCTTTTAGATTTCCGTTTATGAATAGGCTGGAATTTAGGGTTATTCCTGCATCAAGAGTGTTAAAACCTGCTATTGCGTTGCTGCTATTAATTGTAAACGGACTAGAAGAAACTATTGCTATCACTATGTCAGCAACTGTCAACAGTATCACTGGATATTCAGTTCCTGTATCTGCAAAAAGTGTGGTACTTCTTGCTCTTGTGGTACCAAACCCCTCGGCAGTTTCTGGACCTATAAATGCCCATGTGGTACCATTCCAAGTGTGGAGAGTGTTTGCACCAGCCTTAAACCAAAATGATCCCGTTGGTGGATCCTGTGGTGGATCAACACTTACTGCTGCTGCACCAACCTCAACCCATTTCGTACCATCATATGCTTTGAGTACATTTATATTTGTGTCAAACCAAAGTTGTCCACTGATGGGCTTGGCAGGAGCAGTTGTGTTTGCAAAATTTTCTAATAGGAAAAGGAAGTTTTCATTCTGAATTTCACCGTAACCAATGTAATTTCTACCCACAAGCGTAAGGCTTGAAGTTGTATCAATCGTGGAATCCTGAAGCGTCGTAAACGCTGTTCCATCACTTCTGTTAATTACGTATGCCATATTGCGCTCCTAATCATCCTATGGTAGTGCCACCTCAGAAACATAGGTCCATGCACCCGCCACCAATTGGAAGGTCTTGATTACCCTCACTGTGGTTATGGTTGGTGCTGAAATTGTTGCGGTGCTAAATGCAACGTCTGTTAGACCAAATGCTGAACCGCCTGCGGTAGTATTAAATTCTACCGTGGTAGTGCTTCTTAGTGGGTTTATTTCTAAACTTGTTGTTGAATTTGAAAGTGATGTACACAAAATTCTTGCGATAGTTCCGTTCCTATATTCTGCAACAGGAGCCAATTGTGCAAGAATCGTTCCCGCTATATAACTGTTTGGTTTCCCATCAGTTAAATCCATTGAAAACGCTAAACTTCTAGTTTCCACAGTTTCATCAACATATTCCTTAGTTGCTGCATCCTGTGCATCAGTAGGATCTGCCAATCCCGTAATTTTCGGACTTCCTATTAATGCAACATTACCAGTTCCGTCCGGTGCTATTTCTAGATCACTGTCGGATATCAATGTGGTAATCCTAGGTAATCCACTACCACTATCGGTTTCTAGTTTAAAGTCTGCTGTAGGGGGAGTTGTACCAATGTTAACAACATTCTGTGTACCAAATGATGTAACACCAGGAATGCTTGTAATGCCCGTTCCTAAACTTGTTCCATCTAATACTGTAACACCATCAATCTTAAATGCTTTTCCTGTAGCAAGATTGATGTGTTCTGATGATGTCCATGCCTGTGCAGCAAGCGTTGGTGTTCTTGAAGTTGCTGCTAGACCTAGATTAGACCATAGTAACACGTGATCAATATTACCTGCTGGACCTTTTAACACTATGCCGCCACCGTCCGCTACTGTATCACTGTTTGTTGCAGCATCACCCGTCTGTGCCAATTCAATCTGTTTGTTTTCAACCACAAGGTTCTGTGTATTGAGGCTTAGTATATCTCCATCCTCTATGGTTAACTGACCTCTGATCGTTGTATTACCTTTGATTTCAACGCTTCCACCAAATACTGCTTCACTTCCTGTAAAGTTTTCATAAAAAGTTAACTTTCGATCAGTTGCGTCAATCTTTATTGCTTCTTCCTGAACAATTCCTTTTCTTACATTGAATACAATTGACTTATCGGATGCTGTATTTGAGAAAAATAAGTTACCATTAGAATCAACAGTTAGGTTACCTTGGTCACCCGCTCCAAAAACTAATCCTAAATTTGAATTTATTCTTATTTGTCCTGCAAACTGATTTGATGTATCTCGTCTTGCATATGTTGTTGCGTCAACTGCACCTAACTTCTCTGAGTTTGTTGCTGTAACATCAAATTTAATGCCTGCAAGAGTTCCCTGATTAAATCCTGGCTCTATGCTACCGGTATATCCTTCTATGGCATTCTTAGGTGTAAATGAATCTTTTGAAAAAATTCCAAGCAGTATACCATTATTGTATAAACTTGTAATCACACGTGTTTGATTGAGGGAGTCTAGTATGCTACTAACACGTAGTCCACTTAATCCTTGTAATTCAGAATAATCAGGACCTAATAAAATAGTATCGGTTCCATCAAAAAAGTATAATTGCTTATCAATATTGTTGAACCATAAATCTCCAACACCAAGTGTACTAGGTTGTGTATTTGAAATAGTTGCAGAACTTACAGGAACAAATGCTGTTCCACTATAAACTTTTAATTTATTTTCAGTTCCATCAAACCAAATTTGTCCTTTGATAGGATTTGTTGGTTGTGTTGTGCTTGAAAAGTTTTCAAGAAGTTTTACAAAGTTTTCATTTAATGCTTCGCCAAACCCGCTATAATTTTTTCCTATTAGTGTAAGATCAGTTGAAAGGGTATCTATTTGACCATCAGCAACAGTTGCTACAATCGTTCCGTCTGTTTTGTTTACTTGATATGCCATTCTCTGTTCCTATGTAGTTATAAATGCAGGCGGACCTGATCTAATAATGTAATTTAGTGTTAGGTATGGATTCATAATACCTACCGGTGAACTTAGTGTGGTTCCTGATGGAACTTTTACTCCACCTGTGTCTGGTAGATACTGTGCTTCACCAGGGTTGTTTGGACCTCTTCCTGAAACTGAACTTACCGTAGGTGCCGTATCTACCCTTACACCATAAAACTGTTCACCGTCAGCAACTAAATCATGTGAGTGTTCTGGTAAGTTTGATAGACTTAGTGTGACTGAACTACTGCCGCTTGACGCTGCTAATGTTTCTGGTTCTGTACCTGATATTCTTGCAGGAACAGGAGATCCACCTCCATTATCAACAAAGCCCCCGACGTCATTAGGCACGGTAATATTATTATCCATGTTGTGCCTGCCCAGTGCAAACCTACCTCTAAGATCAGGCACCCTAAATGTTTTACCTACAGCGCCATTCAAGGATGCTGTTCCATTGTATGTTGTTCCAATTACATCATAAAGAGTCCTAAATTTTGCTATTTCAACTTCGCCGCCATCGCATAAAAGAAAACCATATGGAACATTGGGTCCAGCAAAAGGAAGTATAGCGCCTATTGGAATTCCTAAGTCGCCTACAAATGTGTCTCTAGTCTGTCTAAGCAATCCTGTTGATGTACTTCCTGTTAATGGATTTGCTCTATAAACTAGGATTTGATCATCCTCACCGCTTCTATTTGGTAATGGCTCGTTCTTACTTGTAATAATGTTGGCTGTTAATTGTGTGTTGAATACTTTTGCATCGCCAATGCCGTCAAAAGTAAATCCGCTGGACACAACATCTCCAGCCATTGTAAAATTTGTTACATTCTTAAGGTTGGTTGCTGTGTTTGCATTTCCAGTAATATTACCACTGATAGTTCCTTGTATCTCATCTGCTATAACAGTTTTTGCTCTAACATTATTCCATCTTAGAGATGCCGTACCAACATCATATGTTTCATTTGCTTCAGGAACAATATTTTTTGTTGTTGTAGTTCCATTTACATTTAATTGCTGTCCTATTCTTAATGTTTTCTTGATAGACACTCCACCTTCTGTTCTAATGCTACCAGTGGATAAATTAATTGCATCATTTGTGTCAGAAACAATTATGCTTCCAGTCAAGCCAATGTCTCCACCCACGTCTAATGCATTGTCAGGTGCTGCAATGTTTATGCCCACCTTGTCATCAATCACCCTTAGGATGGTATCGGGTATTCCATTTCTATTAATTTGTAAATCTATTGAACTTCCAGCCGCACTGTTATAAAGTTTTGCAGATGTTGCAGAAGTGGTCAACTGGAAATTACCGTCTAATCCGATTGATATACCCGTATTACTTCTTACATTAAATCCTTGTTCTGTAGTATTTGTAGTATCACTTCTTAAAAATTTACCAGCAGCAACTTCAACACCACCAACATTAAGTGCATCCGCATTTTTTGCAGTTCCAATTAATTTAGGAAGTTCACCTCCTAAAAATATTGTAGAAAATTCCGCTTCCTCGGCTGCGTTTGCAGGAGTAGCAATGTTAAGGCCTGCCTTAATCTGGTCAAAACCCTTTATTTCAATCTTAGGAGTAAATGAATCTCTTGATAAAATTACAACTGGAGTATCTGCAATATAGAAAGTTAAAACGTTTCTATCAAAGTTATCTTGGTCAACAATATTTTCAACTGCTGGACCATACCTCTTACCGTCGATTGAACTTTCACTTGGTCCTACTAATAACCATCTAGATCCAGTATAGATTCTTAATTGCTGATTAGTTGTGTCAACCCATAATTCACCTACCTTAGAATTTTCAACTGAAGGTTCGGTAGGACCTTTCTGTATGTTTGATGCAGCCTTCCAACTAGTGTTGTCATACAATTGTAATACACCATTTGTAGTGTCATACCATAATTGTCCTTCGACAGGATTTACAGGTTGTGAAGCACTTGCAAAATTTTCTAATAGAGATAAAAAGTTTTCAGCAATTATTTGACCGTATCCAGTTACATTCCTTCCCGGAAATGTTAAACTTGTATCATTGCTTGAAGTATTATCAAAAACAGTAATAGGGGATTTGTTATCTTTATCTGTAAAATTTACAATATATGGCATCTATTATCCCTCATTAAAACCAGTTAAACTTTGTATTCTAATCGTATAATCTATCTGCAATAATCTGTTCAATGATTTTTGCACAGGATGGAAGATTACATGTGTTAGTAATTTGCCTTCGCCATTTGGATTGTATGATTTTAATCCTAATTCATCAAAAACAAAATTTCCATCTAGATTAACACTGTTATCAAATGCTTCTTGATCATCGGGTTCTCCGTAATCTAGTAAACACGAAATGATAATATCACTGTAAGTTGCTCCGCTAATGTGCCTAACTTCCATCTTGTTCCTAGTAGGATCAACATTGGCAATTGCGTTTTGATCAACTATCTTTGTGTATGTTTGATTGTATAAACTAGAATTTATTCCTACAGTATTTGGGGTCAAATAGGTTATTAGTCCGGTAGGATCCACAGAAGTACCACCAGAACCAAACGCCATCTCATAAATTGTACCTAAACCTTGATTAGAAAGAGATTGCACCATAGCAACACTCATGTTTTCATAGTGTATGGCATTGCGCTTGTCCTGGAAAACTTCACCAGTTTCCGGGTCGAATATCTTGATGTGCCCCTCGAAATGGAACCCTCCGGTCTCATTTACTATTGGTTTGCTATTTTCTTTAGTTTCTTTTTGGCTATCTGGCATTTTGTTCTCTTCAGTTTTCATAGTGTATTTATTCAGGTAAACTGGTAGTTCTAGCAGCAATGAACTTACTTATCGGTGTGCTATTTTCAAGCAGCGTAACACCTGTAGTAGCGGTTGTAGTGCCTTTATCATACCATGTAGTTCCTGTCCTTTTTATAACAGTTATACGTGTTCCTGCTGTCGGAACTTCAGTTAATCTTATATACGGATTTACACCGTCAACAGCAAATTCTGCATCAATTTCTTTGTCTGCGCCAGGGCTGACCGGTCCAAGAGCTTCGTCATATACTGTGAGTGGAGTTTTGCGTAATCTCTTTCCGCCCACAAATATTTCAATAGTATCACATCTTCCATAGTCAGCAGGTATAGTACTAGCAGTCCAAGATCCAAAGTTTGATTTTGATGGTACAAAATCTAGTGGTCCTATTAGTGCAGAACTACCATCACTTACGAAATCTATTCTTTCTTGTGTATCTGAATATGGTATATTTTCGTTTGGACTTACATCAGCCACTAACGAATCCTGGGCATGTGTTTCTTTTATAGCGGTTCCGTTAACACCACGTCTCAGTTGGCTCAAGACATTGTTAGTTTTTTTCATGTATTCTATTCTTTCACCATTGATTTCAATTATTCCTGGAATATTTCTATTTCTTACTGGATTGAACAAATTAGATGCATCACTTAATTCTATAGTTTCATCAAAATAATTCAAAACCTTTGAAAGATAAATCTGTTTTGAGGTTGAATATCTATTGTATCTATACACATTAAGCATGTCCTTGCTTATTTCATAAGAACTAGGCATTTTGTATGTATTTGTTCCAAAAGTTGTAATTGTAATTACGTCTGCATCAGATGTTTCAATATTTAAATAGATAACGCCTCTAGGCAATGATATATTGTAATCTTTATCCTGAGTTAGTCTTACACCATTTTTATAAACCCAAACATATGAAACACCCAGTGGTGCATAAGGCAATTCATAATTTACCTTGCCTCCTGTAGTTCTATCGCTGTATATCTCCATACTAGGATATTCACTAAACCATGTTACATCTAATATATCTCCAGATGTAAATGAAACACCATTTGCAATGACAAGTCTATTATTGCTTACGGAATATTCTGATCTTAGATCATTTTCAATCTTAATAACATCACCAATAGACAAGATACTAGTTTCTATAGTTAATACTTTTGTTGTTCCATCATATACATAGTCCTGAATAAATGTCTTTTGTTCTCCATTTACAAATACCTTTATATTTGCAGAAAGGATGGCACCAGATGCTTCTAACGGATCCTGTCCTAAAGTAAATGTGTTTGTTAATCCATCGTAAACTGAATAAATTGTATCAACGCCTTTTAATTTTACACCATTTATTTCAACAACCATAGATGAAATAGAACTTTCTCTTGACAAGTTAACAAAGTTATCTAAATCAATTGTTCTACTTGTTCCTAAAGTCGTTGTCTGCCTGTTTATTCTTACAAGGCCCAACTGTCCACTATCAACATCACTGTTAGATTGAAAAACAACAATTTTAATTACACTTCCTGCTACAGGAACAGTTCCAAATTGCACTAGTGTTCTTCCCTCTGTATCCACCGTATCCGTGCTGTCACTGAAAACTGCATCCTTTTCTACTCCATCAATTGTAACAAATATACTGGTAGTTAAATTATAAGGTGCGTCTGTAAGAAATAATCCAGTATCTCCGTCCGCTATAAACTCTTGATAATCTAAAAGTCCAACCCCTCCTATTCCTATAGAAATTATTTCTATTTTTTTGTCAGGTGCCGGTGTAGAGACAAATTCTATTGTGTTGTCACTAACTGTGTAGTCAGTATCTAATACTTGTTTTATTCCATCAATGTAAACTAAAACTGATTTATCTTCTATTATTTTCTGCCCAATGTCATACACAGAAGTAGATCCATCGCTAATAGTAACATTTGATTCAAGTGGTGCTGCTCCGCCGGACGTAGTTTGGAAAACTTTTATACTTAGGTTATCTAACACCTGCCCTGGAATGTTTTCTTCCGGGGAAGGAACCTGTTCTGGTCCTATGAATCTTCCGCCTGTAATTTTAATTTCTTCTACAGTTAATCCTGTTGCAGTGGAATATGCTCCATCTATAGCAGATAAAGAACCACCACTTATATTAGTATCAACGATATTAGGATCAGTAATAGTAACTGCTCCATCACTTTCAACAGGACGGAATATGAGTATATCACCATCGGCTGTTCTAATATATGATCCAATCTCAATAACATTGGTTGACCCATCACCTATAAAAGTAGGCATAACTGCATTTTTATTTGTTATTAGAGAAGAATCTGCTCCACTATTAAAATATGGATCATCTATTCTTATTACTGGTGGATTTTTAATTGACTCTGAAACCTGCAAATCATCAATAGTTGGTAAAGTACCTTCTCCTGCACGTTTTAAATAAATGTTTATCTCTTGACCATCAGCAGGTATGTAAGGTAATGTAACTTCATTTGTGCTGCCATCTGCCACTACATAGTAATCTGCACTGCTTTCAACACTGTCCCAACTGTCAGTAAACCAAGGAAGAGCGTCCCAGCCTCCAGTAACATCAAATGTAGTACCTTGGATTTGTACCCCACCGTAATCTATACCTGTCATTAACTGATCTAATTCTTTACCTTTCATTCCTTCTGTTGGAGAATAATATTTGTTAATTCTGTTTACACTATCAAGGAGTTCGTCATTTTTACTATAATCAATCTTGATTATATCACCTAGTTCGGGCGCGACATTAAATATAATTCTACCTTGTATTAGGCTATAACCATCAATAATTTTAGTAAACACCGAAACACTAAAGTCGCTGCCTAAAACTGTTTGGTTATTTTTCGTAATGCTTATTTTAGTCTTATCAACTGTTGGCGCATATCTAAGATCAAATACTGCTGTTGTTCCAGTCGCTGTGAATGTTTGACTGTCAGTGAAGTTTGATAGCAATCCTTCCTTGTTTATTCTATCAAATTTTACTTTCAATTTGAAACTTCTGCTATTACCCTCACCTAGGTATGCAACTGCCTTGGCAATATCAGATGATGCACCATTTCCTCCTACAAGACTTACTTGTGGAATTGATGTGTATCCACTTCCCTTGTTTAAAATTCTTACACCAGTCACCTTACCACTAGAAACAAATGCCTGTGCAGATGCACCGGTTCCATTTCCTTCAATTACAACTCGCGGTGGACTTGTGTATCCACTACCCTGATTAGAAACTATTATTTCAGTAATGCTGTATCCTTTGTTATCAAACCACGTTTTCCAAGGCTGTTGAGACATCAACGGATTGTTTTCATCTACTGCTATAATCTTTCCAGCGGTTGCTGAATATACGGCAGGCAAGTCAAAGTCGTTTGTAGATACTCCATTACCTTCTAATTGATTGTAGCGACTTACATATTCTCTAATTGTAGTCCTATACGGTTTGACTTCTTCGATATAATTTTGAAAACTTTCAAGATTATCATTACTATAATTTGGAATAACCTTTAAATTACCAACATTGTGTATTGCTTTTAGAAAACTTGATTTGAATAACCAGTCAACATATGTTTGTTCGTGCATTACATATCTTACACTGTTAAAGAACAATCTGTTCCATTCTATCTTGTAATCTCCTTGGAATATGTTATCCTTTACTGCTTTAAGAACATTTCTTAATTCAGCAGTTGGTTCAAGGTCGTATAATCCAGTATCAAAGTTTATGATATTATCAAATCCAACTCCAGACACAGAAATGTTATATAGGTTTTCAGAGAGTTTAATTGTGCCATTTTGTCTGCCCACTAGTTCATAATTTCCTAAAGGCAAATCACTTGTGTCATTTATTTTTTCAAAAACTGCCCAACCGCCTGAACCATATTCCTTAATTCTTATTAGATCACCAACAGCAATTGTTATAGACGGTTCAACCGAAACGTCTAATATTTCTTTACTAATTCTACTTGTAGTACCATAGCCCGATTTCCACCAATCTACATAACTCCAATACTTGGTAGTGTCAAAAGCCTGAGACGCACTTCTATAAAAGGTTTTCCTTACATCATCCCATGCATATATCGACCAGTAGTTGTTGGCAGTATTATCGCTTTCAACTAAAACTGAAAATTGCCTTACTGCAGGATTTGCACTTGTATAATTTCTACCACCGCTTATTACGGCAACTTCTACTATTCTTCCTTGGTTATCAATGTGCGTTACTGCTTCTGCTCCTATACCATCTCCTTGTATTGTAACTGCTGGCCCAGGATAAATGCCTGGCGCTTCTGTATCAAACAATTGCTGTGGCTTATATCCAAATCCAGGATCAACAATGTTGATTGATGTGATTTCATTATCAACAATATTTGCCGATAAAACTGCTTGTTTTACTCTAACGGTACCAACATTTTCTAAATCTATTATGCTATCAACTTTTACATCATACAAATATAATTCTGATGCAGGTTGTGGATCTACTAAGTTTAAATTTTCAAAATTTATAGTATTTGCAAATGCAGTTTTTAAAAGTATACCATTAATGTACTCAATCGTTTGTCCAAGTATTTGTTTCCTATTTGCAAACATGCTCTGTCTTGGACGGAAACCAACTCCATATTTTTGTTTTTCAGGAAGCAATGGGTCTGGAACTCTGTTACCTTGTAAATCATATCCTACTAAACTGTCTATCCATTTCTTTTCTAGTCTAGTATTTGGTACACTGTTTTCATCATTTTCAGTAAGTAATAAAAACTCATTGTGAGATGCATTATTATTCATGCTTGAAGTATAATACTCAAGGTTTAAAATGCTTACACTGTCACCCACTATAGTTTTGTAATTATAGAAAAATATTTTATCGGAGGCGGCTAAAGCAATGTACGTATTTCCTATCGTGGCCGGATTGTTTATAAGTGCACCAACTTCTGCTGCACTTATAATTCTTCCTATTTTGTTTTCCGGTACGGTTACTTTGTTCCTTACCCAGTAATAATATTTTGTTTCTGTAACCAATCCCGTGTTTACATTCAAAAATTCTTTTACGCTATAAACTGTGTCGTCTGAATATAAAGGTTGACCTGATACGCCTAACTGAAGTCCTTCTGCAGTATCGGCTAACACTGACCACTCTGACGGTAACAATTTAGATTCTACCCATTCATAAACAGCAATTTCAGATCCTTCTGCTTGGGAACCCCAGTTTGCTAGTCTATAGGCAGTATCACCTTGTTCATAATCAATCCATTTAACAACGCTAATGTCCCACCATAATTTTCCAACATTCTTATCAAACCATGCCACGGTGTCATCAACCACAACACTATCAGTTCCTACATTATAGGTAGCAGGATCGTAAAGTGTCTTGTACTCAATTTCTTTTTCTGCCGCTGATAAAATCTTAAGTTTGGCCGGATCAACTACTTCAAGGTCCTGTATCTTGCTGTCACCTATTTCATTATAAAGTGCAATTCTTTTTATTCTACTTAAATCAACCCTATCAGGCTCATTTCCTATGACTTTTAGACTTTCTATATTAGAATCCTTTCTAAATAGTCTAACCATTCCTGTCACCTCACCAGTGAAATCAAGTGTTGGTCCATGAATTGTAGGTTCAATGTAGTTAGGTGATCCAACAACTATAACATCATCCGAGCAATAAACGCTGTAACCAAAAGATTCGTTTGTGCTTAAATCATCTTCTAGTTTTTCTGTAAGTAAGTATCTTGACCCTTTTAAATTAAAAACATAAACCGCACCACTGTAACCACCATATGTGCTGAAACTGGTATTTTTTTCATCAAAACTCGTCGAACTAGCATCGAACCTAATAGGTAGATTGTACCCAGTGTTGTTAGCACCAATTACAATTTTACTAGAGTTACTGGTTATACACGCTGATTGACCAAAATACTCATTTGGATACAATCCATAACTTTCTATTTTCTGTTTTAATCTATATCTTTGCTGAGAAGAATCATTTTCATATTTGAATATATAAGCACTGCCTTGATTTTGTAAATTTTTGTCAGCCTTCGGACTTGTTACAATTAGAGTATTACCAGAATGATCAACATCTAATGCATACCCAAACAAGTCACCGGTGCTTATAATTTCAGTTTCGCTAAGGTCACTTATTTCTGACAAACTTTCAGCCGTGATTGTTTGTTTTAAACTATAAAAACCATTATCATTTTTTGTATAAACAAAAACTTTACCAACTGACTCAGAACTGCTGTCTCCAACATTTACCCAAGGATAACCTTCATCAGGTGGTTGGTTAAAACTTCTAATTGTGCTGTCAGGACCTACCGCAGTTACACCAAGATTTTCTAACCTGTGATACCCTCCTTGGTATTTGACAACATCATTTTCAGAATATTCATAGTTTGGTTGCCAATTTCCTCTATAGTTTGCAAAATATTGTCCATCGGCTTGCACTGCTCCAATTATTAAAATTGAAGCATCATTATTAAATACAAGCGAACTACCAAACTTATCTCCTTCTTTAACTAATTCTGCTAATTGATCCGAAGATAATATTCCAGATGCTAGTGTTGACCCATCATCTTCTATACTTACACTGGTAGGTAATGATACGTTAGTGTTTATTTCATCTAATTTAATCCAATCGTTACTTTCAATTGTTATAGTACTCCCGTCACCTTCATTGTCAGCAAGAGCCTCCCAAAGGTTTCCGTTGTAAAACACTATTGATCCCTTGGGATAAAAACTTGATTGGGTGACTGTTCCTGTTCCTTCTCCTCTCTGGGTTGCAACAAATGTTTGACCTAATGTGTTTGATAAAGCACCTATAGATTCAAAATCAGTTGTACCTATTGTGTCTATGGTGTAAGTTCTTCCAGCAAGGATTTCTGTTACAGAAAGATTACCGCCTGGTTGGTATATACCTCTATAATTAGAATTCTGTATAAGTTCCCATCCTGCCGCATCTGTATAGTTATATAGATAAACTCTTCCTTTGGTATCATCTAAACCAGGAGCACTTACAGCCATTGTGTATCCTGTGGCAGTCTTAGCAATGCTTATTTTACTACCAAAGAATTTGTCCCCGTCTGGTCTAGGGCTTACAAAACTTCCTATGTAATTCCATTGCTGAGCATTAAAACGATAAATGCTTATCATACCTTGATTAGGATATCCTTCGTTTGTGCCGCTCTCAAATGCTTCTATATTGTATACTTGTTCCCAATCTTCTGTATATACGTTAATAGTGCTTCCATCACCTAGGATAGAATTTTTTGCTTTCCACAAATTTCCTTCATATAAAACTATATCATTAGGTGCATACGTCTTGTATGTAGAAAAAATTCCTTGATAATTTGTTGTCACACCACTTGCACCTGGAGAACCAACTATTAACCATTCATGATCGCTAGTAATTGCTAGCTCTTCACCAAATGTATTAGAAACAGCAGTGCTAAAACCTGCAAGTGGTTCTATAATTTGTTTTACTGCTAAACCAGTTGAAGTTTCTACGTATACAACTACTAAACCCGAGCCGCTGATCGATGCTATTGTTTGTTGTAACTGTTGAGAATACAAAACTTTTTTACCAGTGTGTTTTGGAGTTGTGCTACCAAATGCTTCTATTTTTTTGGCTGAATATATTTTGTTTTTCTCAACAACTTCCCATCTGTTGTTTCCGTTATTATCTATGAATAATTTAGATTTATTGTCCAACAATGCAGTTGCTTCAACATCTAAATTGTCGTAATTACCAAATCTCGCATTCGTTAGCAATATAGGATAATTTAATGAACTTGGTTCAAAATCTAAATCAGTTGGTGGTGTTTCTGTGTCAAATGAAACTGTAAAATTAGTAACACTCTTTATTTTATGAAACCCGTCAACATCTCCAAATGTTTTTAATCCTATGATATCATCTACACTTAAATTGTGTCTCTTACCAAAAGTGAGCGTAACCGTATTTTTTTCAGTAATTATATTAGTAATAGGTAATTCGTTAACAAAATTTATCCTTAAAACTGTCCAACTCTGCTTATCAAAAGTTACCCAGATGTGGTCATTGTTTTCAACTTCATCTATATTAATGTTTAAAATATCATCTCTGTTTTTGACAATGTATTTTGTTTGATCTACTTTTACATATCCTGCAGTTCTTAAATACTGTTTTTCACTAGTTACAGGATTAATATTCGTTGTATATGGAATAGGTGCGAAATTAAAATCAGATTGGCTTATTCTATAGTATCTATCAACTGTTTCTATATTTTCAAAATCAGTAACTATTACTGGTTGGGGATTTAAAACAAAATTATCTGTGTCTAATTTTATTTCTACAACCTTGGATTGATCTATTCCTCCAAGAGTTCCAACCTTAAATGCCCATTCTTCTTTCAGTGTTACGCCACTTCCATCAGTTCTACCAAGTTTATTGAATATTTTTGTAAATGAATTATTAGTGCCTTTTTCTCTAATAAATCCCTGATACAATCTAAACTGTGTAACGCTATCTTCTGCTAGATTCTGTAGATAATTCCTAGTCTGATACCCAATTGTATGTCTTGCTAGATCTCTCTGGCTCTGTGATAATCCTTCAGTGTCGACATCAAAATAATCTTCCATTTGATTAATTCTAAAATCATAGTTGGGAATTAGTCTCTTTGTTGGTGTTGAGTCAAGCACCGTCCAGTTATTTGCATTAAATTCTTCGTCACTGGTATGATTTCGTTTGCTGGTGTAGTTTACACCCTGGTAATTTATTATATCACCAAGTTTATAGTCATTGAATGGTTGCCATCCGTCAATATTTACATTGTCAAATAGGAATCCAGGCGAAGTGTAATCACCGTCCCAGTCTACCGTGCGGAATCCCTGTACCTTAATTCGTTCCTGGCGATAACCAGTTGGCTTGTCAAATATTACATCGTTAAACACAGTCCTATCATTAAAAATGGCAACATGTTCCTTGAGAACATAATTTAATTTTAGATAGAATAAACCTCTTGTGGTATCATTTATTCTAAACGTAAATGTTTGGAATTCTCTGTTGACATCAAAATTGTTAACATCCATAGGTTCACCGGTGTCGGTAAGCACATTGTAATCATAGAAACTGTCAAGGAGATTATCAACCACTCCAACAGGAACTGTGACCTTGATTTGTTCCGCACCCGGACTTACTGCCAACAGTGATCCTATTGCCCACTCATTGCGTGTCCAAAACATGAATTCCTTGGCAGCAGTAGTAAAATCCTGCATTGCCTGATTATCCGTACTGTAGTTTTCAAAAATAAATCCTTGGCTCTTTAGATATTCCTCATAGCCTAGCAGGAAGTCAACCACGTCCTGTACCCCATTAAATGTTGTTCCGTAACTTATTTTGGTTGTTCTAAATCTGTTGAAGTTCCTTCGGCGCTGTGCGGTTGCCGCACCAATGATTGGTAATTCCGGTAACTTTGTCCAGTTATCATTTTCAAATGCATCCGCACTGGTGTGTGTCAGTTTTGCCCTGTAGAACATGTTTCTGTACTGCACTATCGCACCATTGTTATACAGTTGGTTTGACGTCCAATCAACAAACGTTGAACTTACTCCGCCAACGGATATTGTTGGATCCTTCTGATTAGGAACTGCTTCATAGATTTCAAAGTAAGGATTTACGTCATCATAACCATTGACTATCCATCCACCTTCCGTCTTTTCAAATATTATACCACTGTAGCTCACGGTCTGGATAGGAGCACTTACATTAAAGAAAATATTGTAGTTTTCCTCGGGAATGAATATGCTTGAACTTGCTGCGGCTGGACTCTTGGAATCTAGTAGGTATTTCTGTTGCGTCTTGTCAACGAATCCACTCAACCTCGAAGTCAATCTAACGTTTATATTTGACAATACATCCTGTGCAGCACTTATAGATTTTCCCTGTGACTTGATGTAACTGCTAACATAAAATGCCAACCCAGATGTAATAGTTTCACCAGTTATAGGCAAAAGTATTTCAGATGGCTTGATAAACACTCCCGTGCTCTTGCTTACTATCTGCTCCGCTATGTTTCTCTTTGTTTTGCTTCTATCAAAATTTGCAATAATGTATTCAAATGGACGCAACAAACAAAGTGCCAGTGTTACCACGAATGGAAACTCTGAACTACTTCTGTATGCATATTCAGTCGGAGATACGTCTCCTAGTTTGAAACTTCCCTTGTTGTTGGTAAGTGTGAAGTTTCCTGACAATCCACTATCAAGAGGACTTAGCAGATTGCCATGCTCATCAACTGGTAAGTGACGCATGATTGATGTTCTTGCATATCTCTTGTAGGTACCAGCCCTATCTCCCTTACGGATTATACCATCTCTGATATCCTCCCAAAGAATTAGGTTACCCGAGGTGTATGGAGCCGCACCGTATTCCGTTTCCCACCATGCGGGTTTTTCCGAGAAACCCAAACACTCCCAAGGACAGCGATGGGGTCGATCAGTGTCATAGAAATATCTGTAAACTCCTCTCCACCAGCCAGGTAAATTTTCTTGTCCATCCGGATCCGTCATGTTTGAATAGGTGTAGGTAAACGTTTCCGTGTCGCGGAAGTAATCATTTGTTGTATAGCCAAGATTGGTATTGGCTACCCAGCGCAGGAACTCCTGGTTAGCCACAGTATCAAATTCTGCCTTGGTAAACACGGAGTTGCCATAGTAACCTCCCAAGTTAGCATCAATATCAAATACTGAGGGATCATATTCCTGTTTTATATTATTGTAAATTCTGTACTCAAGTTCAAGTAGCACATCGTCTCTAAAATCACCGTAGGCAATCGTGATGCTGCCATCGTGTCCCTGGATAACCTCCTGTGGTTCTCTATATGTGTCGTCCACAAACTTCATTGGTGTATATTTCTTGTACAATCCTATTGAAGTTGGAGTCGGCGGAATGTGACAGGATGCAGTTGAAACGTATTCCCTAATTTCTATTGTATCTCCTTCTGCCAAATCAACAGTTAGGGTTATGAATGCAAATTCCGAATTGAACGAGTAGTCACTGCCATTGAGTAACTGCACACCATTCTTGTACACATAAACCGCACGCCTGCTAAGGGTTTCTAGGTCAAAAGTTTCATTTAGCCCGAATGTGCTTATTCCGGGATCGTCAACAGTATATTCAATCTTGGTGAACGCACCCGTTCCAACCATGTCACTGTCAGCAAATGCACTAGAGGGACTCTTAGTTTTGTTCAATTCTTCAAAGATGCCGTCTACCAAATCCGGTATGCTTTCAGTATCATCAACTTCATATGCCTTCTTTATAAAGTTTTCCTTAAACAGCGAATACTGCTTCTTGGCATTCTGTATTGATTTGACAATATTAAGTTCCTTGTCACACAGCATCAACAGTGCTGAAGCAGCGACTCCGCTGTGCTTCAGAAATCTCTTGGCATTCACCGTAAAATCGGAAATATCTCTAAGGTTTGATACTCCAGGTAAATTACCTTGGAATCTTGTATCAAATTCTAACGCAGTTCTTACGTGGTCCGTAGCCTGTCCAAGCGTAAAAGTAGAAAGCGTTTCATTAAGTGGATTCTTTTCTATTCCCACTGGAATTTCATAGTAACCTCCTTCTGGTTCTAGCTCTCCCACAACTTTAATTGTAAGCACATCCTTGGTCTGGAATTCGGTTGTGAATGTAAACTGTTTGTCGTTTCTTGAGTATTCTTCCTTGAATTCCTTTCCATTTAGATAAAAAATAATATCTGTTGTATCATTAATCAACGTAAAGTCAACGGTGTTAAATTCAACGGTGTTGGTAGCATCAACTATTGTTACGCTGTCAACTATGGGCTGTAGATACTTTGCGCTGGTTTTTATCCAACCATTCTCATATCCATCATTCACTCTATAATAGTGCTTGTTGATGTTGTCGGTAAAAGCCTGTTGGTTAATCGTGTATGTAAAAGTTTCTGTTTCCCAGTTCCAATCAAAAACAATGTCACCAACGTTATCGATGTTTTGGTATGATATTGCAAATCCTAATTCACTATCTACGGTACCGTTCCCTTGTCTGTAACTGAATACCTTGCTTCCTTGGAAACTGCTCACCGGATATGTGGCACTATCATCAAGTGCAACTCCATTCTCATCAAACGCATCAAAGAGAGGTGATTGATTTATCGTGGTCTTGTCCTGGCTGCGATTCCACGCCGTGCCATCATAGTAGAACATCTTGCCGGCGTTTGCGGTTCCCCTGCTGGCTAATACACATTCGTTAAGTTGTGGAGCACTGTCAGCAGTTTCCTGTAGAGTAATCTGTCTCACACCATTATGGACAATAAATTTTACCTCATATATTCTGTTATTTGCGAGATTATCAGTGTCTGCGGTTACAAGAACTCTTGCTCCCTCAAATAGACTTTCTCCATCGACCGAATAACCCGTGCTTCCTTCTATCGTAGAAAATACATCCGTTGTGTAATCATCAACGTAGTCAACAGAAGTCTTAGCGATAGTTCCCTGTTGGTATAATTTTATGTTGGGATGGAATTCAATGATAGGACGCTTTGCCCTTGCTGTCTCTGGTGCATCAAAGTCACTGTCTCTAAACCTGTATGCATATTCAAGCACGCTTCTATGGAACCAACGATTGTATCTGCTCCATGGGTTTAAATCATTGCTGCTTCTATTAATTGTTACGTAATCCTTGTTCGCAGGATACAAGGTGGCATCATCAAAGGGCTGCGTGTCAAATCCCTCGTTGTCAAACAGCACCTCCGGTGTGTCAGCACTGATTGATGGTGGAATCAAATCAGCAAATCGAATTAAATTGATTGCCTTACCCACTCCCTCGACCAACCATGTATCTGTGGCATACTTCTCGCTCTCAACCTGTCCTCGGAACTCAACCACCATGCCGTTTGACAGTTCAACACCATTAGCACTGGTGTAATAAGTCTTGCCTAAGACTTCTCTCTCAACATTTATCGCGGTGTTGCTTTCAATGTCCGCTATTATAAATCTTCCTAGCCTGTTAGGATCGGTCGCACTCTGATAGTAGATTACGTCAGGGGCGTTAAGTGGAACTTCGAATGTGAGCGTTCCAACTTCTATGCTATTATTGGTTACACCATTGCTGTAAATCAAACTGTTTAATGAAGCAGAACTGTCAATTAATTCCCAGTCCTGAGAATCTATGTCAATGGAACTTCCGTCACTTGGCGATATTTCAACTTTGGCTCTCCATAGTTTGCCATCAAACACAGCAAGTTCACTAGGAAAGTAAGTTTTAAGAGGTTCGTAATTTAGGCTCCCCGTATCATAGTTTGTTCTTAATACAAAAGGTTCGCCCGGTGAGTTTACTGTAAATTCATATGTCTGACCCCTGTACAGGGTAATTGTGGGATTGTTAGTTAGTCCATCCGGTGTAAACACCCAAGTTGATTGTATACCCTGGTTAACCTTGTAAGTAGACTGCACGCTTTGTGCCTGTCCAAACACAGCCACCGTGGGCGGCCCAGCAGGAATCCAAAAGTATTCTCTGTAATTTACAAACTTATCCCAATCAATGGGAGGATTCCAACTGTAGTGTTCTTGAAATGTGGTTTTGTCATCTCTCTCGTTTGAATTACCAAAGAAAGTTTCAATATTTTTTAAATCCAGATAATCATAGAACTTGGTTACTACCTGATTGTTTTCAACCGTGACACCTGGTTCCAATTGGTACCTGCTTCGCAAAGTATTGTCTGTATCTAAATAGACATTATTTCCGTTGTATGTCTTGCCGAATCTCCTACCCACGTAGCCTGACAGTTTATCTAGTGCACCTGGCTGTATAAGAGGATCAACAACTCCAGATAGGAATTTGTCATTGGCGTCAGTTCTAAAAGTTTGTGGAAGTAGTTCGGAACTCTTCCTAATTGGTAACTGACTATTCGGGTAAACTTTATCTGCCATTATGTATCACTCACTACAGAACCTGTTCCAGATCTAATTTCAGCAGCGGTAATACTAGAAACTATTTTTACATCATCAACCGTGGCACCGCTTACAAATATTTCGTCTGGTTTGCTTTGTATTTCAAATAGGCTACCAAAGGATTGATCCGAGGATCTTGGTAGAATTACAAAATTTGTTACATCTGGAGATACTGAATTAATAACGTATGTTGTAAGTTCGCTAAGATAAAATCTATCTCCGAAATCCCAATTGCTTATCGTAAAGAATTGATTAATTGCATTTATAATCCTAACCTTTAAATTATTATCATTGATAGCCTTTCCTGGATTTTTTACTACCTTGAATTCTGCCTGCAACTTCGTTGCTGCTTTGCTACCAAACAATACCTTATATTTTACTGGATGATAGATAATCTCATCACTGATTGTTTTAATCTGGCTTAGGTTACCACCAAATTCAACCCTTAGGCTGTCAGTTGTAGGAGCAACAGGTTCTGTGGCAGCACCTGCAAGATAATTTCTATAAGCGGTATCATAGTTTTTTGTAAGCAAGAATAAGTCAACTATGTTTGTAACGCTTGGGTCTATTCTTCTGTTCTCGCTTGCCGAATGCGTGTACTGAAACTTCAAGTTTCTTCTTCCAATGTATGCAACATAAGAACTATCAAGTTCAAAAGTATTTGTTGTTCTATTTACTTTTTTTACCCTATTTTCAGCAACATCGCTAAAATAAATTAACTGTCCGTCGTCATAATCGTTTACATTTACTAATGCTTCTCTAGTGCCAATTAGTATTGTATTGTTTGAATTATCAAATAAGTTCAAAATATCACTGCCATACTCATCTGTGCTTCTTACAAAGAATAAGTAATTTGCTTCAACATCAGCACCAGCAACTTGTATGAATGCATCAGGATCATCAACAACACCATCACCATCACTATCACTAAAACTAAGTTTTATTTCTTTGTTGCTTTCATAACCATCATCAAATTCGATTGTGTCAGTGATTTCAAATTTATAATCTCTTCCTAATGCAGAAGAACTGCTTGTTTGACTGTTGATGCCTAAAACATTTACCATGTCCTTGGCTAATAAGCCTGTCAAATTGTTATAGGCTCTTTCATTCTTGTCAAAGTAAAATCTATTCTGTTCCACGCTGCCAAACACATAGTTCAGCGTCCTAATCCTAACCACGTATTGGTCGTTGTCCTTGACGAATGCGAACAGCCAGGAAGCATCAAGATTTTCATTCGTGGTATCTCCAGCCTTACCAAGGCTAAAATTGTTAACCAAATCAAGATTTTGATTTTGTATTATTTTCCATGATGTATCTGCTGTGTTATACCTTAATCCAAAGTTTAAATTTGCGAACATTAAATTTGTTATTTCTGTTTCCAAGTCGGTGTTTAAATCGTTGACAAATTTCGGAACAATGTTTCTAGCAATAGAGCCTGTTGGCACGTTTTCATTAAACGTAATCGGTCCAAGACCATTTGCAAGAGTACCTCTGTCAGCATTAGTGCCGTCTCCAACAACACTTACAACTTTGGTCCATATATAATTTGTTTGTTCAACATCGGTTGGATCTGTGGCTACTAATTCACCTTTTTTGAAACTGAATCCTGTTGGTGGAACAAATTTTATTGTTGAACCCACAGTTAAGAATTTTAAACTGCTAGTTGAATATGTTCCTACTTTCAATAGACTGTTATCAATAGTATTAGTAAAGTAACCAGTGCCACTGTTCAAATCATTCGTCACTCCATTCCAAACTGTGGTTTGTTCACTGAACGTTACCCTTTCGTATTTTGTTAGGTAAAAATTATATAAATCCTTGTCAGCAAATGCACCCTCTATGTTTTGCCTTAGGAAGTTGATGATTTCAGTCTTGGTTGTGAATTTTAGGAACAGGCTCCTCTCAGAATCCTGCTTGTAGATATAGCCATCATCCGCAAACACATTTACCGCGCTGTACTTGCCGCTCGCATCTATGATGTCATAATTTCTGCTGATGCCGCTTGATGTTCTATTAACTGCTTTAATTTTTAAAATATTTTGTGAACTTGCTAATGGTGCTAGGTTATAGTCCTCGCCCGTAACCATTCTGTTCTGTGTATAATAAAGAGCAGGGGCATTCTGTCTAATACTATCTATACTTTCGGTTGCTGCTGCATTGTTAACGGTATACTGCAAACCTAAATTTATAGTTAAAGTATGTGCGATACCTGATTTGTTTCTGTAATTAATATCAATAGATATACCACGCATGTCTGTTGGAGCAATTGAGTATTCCAGTCCATTGCTTACCCTGTAGTAAACCCTAAATGCTCCCTGTGGAAGATTTCCGTAGGTACCGTCTGCAAAAATTAAGTTTACCCTATCATTTGGTTGAGTTGACACGGAGTAGATGTTCTTGATGTTTCCCACGATGCTGTTGTAGGCAATGTTGTTTCCTGTTAGAGTGTCTACTCTAGTCCACTCACGTGCCTGTCCACCGGCGGAATTTAAACCAAAAAGCCAAACATCATCATTGTTGATGTTGTTGCTTTCCACCGCAATGGTTTCATTCGTGGTTGGTGTTGCTATGTTGAAGTCCGCGAATTCCAAACTGCCTTGCTTGAACTGCAGGAAGAAGCCGGTGTTGGCACTGCCTGGTCCCTTGCCGTCCTGCCTGTATACGAATCCTAATTGATTTCCTGGTGTTGGTGCTTCCTCGTAGATTGTTTCCGAATCCTTGAATGCCGTGCTTACCAATTCGAACGCCATGTTCCTACCAGCAACTGATTTTGTGAATGTGAACAGTGGCACGTCCGTTGATGTAGTTCTAAATCTGTACTGCTCCGTTGGTATGCCTTGTATGGTATCTGTTCCTTGGCTTCTACCAAATTCAGTGTTGTCTCCCATTGCTGCATTAAGCACCAATACAAACTGTTCTGCCCAGTTTGTGTTAGTGGGATCATTCCACTTCACAGTCTGCTGTGCGAGATTCCTGCCATTGCTGTCTATAATCTGTTCGGTTGTGTTGATTGAATTAAATTTGAGCAGTCCGCTGCTACCAATGTTTCGCTTGGCATTGTATGACAGCATGCGGGCAATTCTTAGAACGCTTTCCTTGCGCTCTGCTAACTCTAAAAAATTTTCTCTACTGGCTAAATCAAGCCTAAAACTTAGGCTCTGTCCAAGGAATGCAACTGCATCAACCAGCGCCATGTATTCAGAACTCTCAATGTAATCGTTGAAATCTTCGGGATAGTTTTCTCTAAGATAGGTAATTATCACCCTGCGGATGTTTTCAAAATCATAGGACTTGAAATCCGCATTTCTAAAGGTTTGATAGATGCGTGTCCAGTCCTGATTTAGTATTAAATTGTTCTGTCTTGACGTTGTGCTCATTAATAAATGTCCTATTGCAATATTTAGCCCTTGTAATTAAGTGCTTAGTTTATAACGGAGTTATTTCTGTCAAAGTTAAACGTCATGTTTTCACTTACATTAAAAGGCACATACACCACTTCCGCTTCTATTCGCATGCCTTGTTCTGTGCTATCAACGCTTACGTTCTGCACGACTACCCTAGGATCATAGTTTATTATGGTTTCCACGTCCTTGGCTATCATGTTCTTAACTTCTTCGGTAAATTGTTCAAATATCATGTCCCATATAATGGTTCCAAAGGAAGGATTCTCCAACTTTTCTCCCTTTCTGATGTAGAAATGATTAATTATGTCCTGCTTTACCAGGTCAATATCGTATAACTTAAATCCATTTGACTTATTTTTTGAATTAAATCCTCTATAGGTAAATGTATTTGAACCTTCCGCTCCCACGCTTGCTTGATTAACTGCCACTGCCTTTTGATTGTATATCTTCTTCATAGTCCTACTCCTCTAGTTCCCTGTCAGTAAACTCTTCCTTTTGAAGAGCAGGGGAAAAGTTCTCATGCAATACCCAAGGTTCGTGCATTGGAATTCTTTTCATGATTGATTTGATGGTTCCGTCCAGATACTTTAACTTTGGCCATCCAACATCTACGTTGGTAAAATTTAATGTGTGCAGGTGTAGATCTGCAATGCTCTTTGCTGCGTCTGCTGCTCTTGCCTCGGGACCGTTCATGTGTATTTGTTCTGCTGTTTCTATGTGCTGGCCCGTGCTTAGTATTTCAGTGTTTGCGCCCGCAGTCAGGCTTGTTCTCAATCCTGTCTTGATGTCAAGATTAATTTTTTGTTCTATTCTAGTATTGCCTATCACGTCAATATCCAAGTCTCCCGGAACAACTACGCCTTCGGCATTTTCGTAACTGCGTGTTTCAATCTTACCATTGGCACCAATTAGAATGTTAGTGTTGAACGCACTCTCAATCTGTATTCTACCTGCCTCAAACTCTCTGCCATCCTGTATCTTGGGTATCGGATTTCCGTCATCGTCCCTGCGATGAAGTTCACTAGATGAAACGTATTCAGCAGTTGCCTTCATGTTTATGTTTCTGCCTGCTTCAATGTTTACATCTCTATCTGCTTTTATGTTTAAATCGTTTTCACTATGAATGCTGACGCTGTCCGCTGCATAAACATCTATCTTACCATTGGATGTTAATTCAACCCACGCTGTTCCTCTCGCATTGCCTATGTAGATTAGGTCCTCTGAATTGTGTAAGAGAATTTGGTGTCCAGTCCTAGTTCTCAATCTAGTGTGTTCACCGGCTGGAACAGTAGGTTCACCCTTTTGATTGGTTGGGGTGCCGTCTTTGTCTACAAATCTTTTTTCTAGCAAGTCTATGTATAAGACTGGGCCGTCACTTGCCTTTGTCTGTCTTACGTATCTATCGTCACCATCATCCATGACAAACTGTGTTCCACCCAATCTTGATACTGCAACTCCATCAAGTGATTGATTGTCAGAAGTACCAGTAGTCATTCTCTTGCTGCCGTCTCTCCAGTCCAGTGGACCAGGCGTTGAAATTCCAAACACGGAGTTTGGCACATTTCTTCTGGCAGAACTGTTGATTACACCTCTTACGTCATCTTCCAAAGTTCCCTGTTCAAGGAATCTATCCGCTATAGGATGAATTGGTTTCTTAATTTTATCCGGATCTTTTTCAGCATCCTCTTGATTAAATCTCTTGTTTATTTCGCCCGTTGGTAAAGGCTGTGTGGTATCAAATTTTTTCTTATCAGCATCAGTAAGTACGACTTCTTTGGTTCCTGCTATTCCTGGAACCATGTTGTTGGCAAAGTTAGGCGGTAGGCACGCAAACCAGTATCCCTCGCCAGGATCGCCATCAACAAACACGCACATGACTGTGATACCCACATCCGGTGGCACAAACCACATGCCATATGATTTTTGTGTGTCATTAAAATCATCATTGTTTTTACCCATTGCTGCGAATGGAGTGTATCCAAAGAAAGGAGATGCATAGTTAACCGTGTAGGTTTGATTGTCAGCACCTATGTCATTTCCCTGATCCTTTAGCAGCGTTACACGCAGTCTACCATTGAAAGTAGGATCCATGAGGCTAACAACCTTGGCAAGGTATACTCCATTTCCTAGGCTAACGCTGGTAGTTTCTTTGCTTGGAACTCTTCTCTGTATTGCCATTTTATGTTACACCTTCGTTTAATTCTATATCAAGTTCACGCTCTTCCTGATTTTGATTCATTAAAAAGTCATCATTAGTGTTTTTAGTTTCTTCACTGACATTAGTCTTTTCCTTGGATTCACCTATAACCTCAACCGTTGATCCCTGTTTATTAGTGTTAATATTCTTACCATCATAATCAGTGGGCTGTCCTTGCATTCTAACGCAGGTAAGCACCTGTGTGAACTTACCGTCATCAAACTTGCTTAGGCATTTAATTACTCTGTATATACCGCTAAATGGACTTACCTTATCCTTGTTTGAAAATTCCACGAGTCCCGTTTTTTCGTTGATATCAGCAGGAGTCCTAAACGAAAGATAGATGTATACATCCTGTCCTTCATAGTTCATGGTTCCATCCTCGGTAAGCAGAGGTGTCTCTCCAGTTGATGCTGAAAAATAATTGTTAAATCCGCTGTCTATGAGATAGTATGTGTCCCCCATGATTGTAAAATCAATCTTTACCAAGTCACTGCTTGTCACGTTGATGAATGCATCATGGAAACTCTCCGCAATCTTCTGCTCAACGTCAGTGTCTCCCTGTCCACCTCTCAGTATGGAAAATAAATTAGGATTTTTCTTTACCTTTGATTTACCTAGATTGGCTGCCTGTGCCTTGGTTTCGTTTCCAGTATTGGTTTTTGTAAGAAATGGTTTGTTTTCAACTGTAGATTTATTATCTGGATTTTGCTCATTTTTAGTTTTTGTTTCCGACTGTGGGTTGGATCCACTGTAGAATAGATAGTTAATGTCTATTGAAAAATCAAGTATTTCCGTATTCTGTCCTGAGTAGATGTATTCGTATTTTTTAACAATCTGTTTTTCAAGTTCTGAATATCCAACTGGTACTGAATTAGGGTTGCCAAAGATGCTGCTGTGTACCTTGAATGGTACCACCCTGTATATGTATTTCTTCGCAAAGTCACCTATGGTATCATCATAGTCAAGAAACTCAACCTGCACGTCAACCTTGAACCAGTCAATCATTCCGTCAGCCTTGGTAGCCTTCTGCGTTGCCTGCTTGGCCCATGTTGAACTAAGAATAACCTGGGTGATGATGTCCGTGAGTTTTTGTTTTTGCGTAAAGTGAAAGGATCTTGCCTGTTCATCAATCTGCATTATGCCTCTCTTTACACGCTTGGTTTCCTCATCAATGGCATCCTTGTCAGTCTTGAATGGAAAGTTACCACCAGTCTTGACGTCAAATCCAAACTTGGATTTTGCTATTGGATTGTTGCCAACATTCCTGCTGGTTGTTGTATCAACGTCTGTGCCACCAACGGATTTGTTTGATGATTTTTCTGGGTCTTCAGTTGCTCCTGCGGAGTCGCGGGTCTGTTCTGTATAATTTGTAAAACGCTGATCCGGTGTTTCAGGAAAATGAACTTCGTATCTGTCCTTGATTTTATACCTGCCCTGTTTAACATTTAATTCCTCTGCCTTGTTTAGCAGTGCAGTCAAACTGTTCTTACCAGTAGCAAGAAGATCCTTAACAGTTCCCTTTTCTTCAGCAGGCATTTCCGCATCAGCATTCGTGGTAACGCTTATATTGATATCGGAAAATGATGTATCAACCGTGTCAGAAAAACCCTGATGGTTATATGGATATGCTTCGACTGCGTACTTGCTACCCGTTTCGTCAACATTAAAGGTTACCTTCTTTAGTTTCATTATAAAATACTTGGGCTTGATTGTTTTCTTAACGGTTGCATCCTCAGAAAAACCTATGATGTCTAGTTTTAAAAGGAACGGTGAGTCAAGATAGTTTACGTATCCAGCCTTGATTGCCGCATTCTGTAGAGATTGTAGTAGCAGTCCCATCGAATATGGTTCGAAAATGTCAAAGGTAAAGTTAACCGCATTCTGATTTCCCGTCTTGGGGTTTGCTGCAATTACGGATGTCATTTCAAAGTTGTTTATAAAATACTCGGGAGTTCCAAACGCAGTGTTTACCCTTTCCGCATCTCCCCTTCCTGCACTTGAGAATACAATGCTGGATGATAGGTTTGAGGTTCTTGTTACTTCCTCGTCATTTCCTAACACCGGATCAACTATGGTTTGCGTGGTGGAAACGTCATAGTTCTGTGAAGCAAAACTAAGTCCAACTGCATCCCTGTAAAGATTAGGATTGTTAAACTGTTTAGGTGTAAGAACTGCCAGCGTCCACAGATGATTTATTGATGCAAAATCATCCAGTGGATTTTTTACAACGTTCTGTAGATTTGTTCCTGATGTTCCGGCATTAGTTTCTTGGCTTGATTGCTCAATGTCTCCCTTGCCGTCCTCATCAATGTTATTAACCGCTGCTTCCTTCTTGAAAAATTTGTCTACGTATCCCTTTGCTATTGCTGTTTGTTCTGCTGTTGGCTGTTTTTGTGTTCCGTCCGGTTTCTTGTTTTGGTATGCATCCAACTGCTCCTGAGTGCCATACACCTTGGCATCCTTGCCATTAATACGAGTTACTATGTAGGGATTCTTTCTGGTCTCTTCAGTTATATTAACGTTAGCGGCTGTGCCTGTTGATTGTATTCTATACTCTTTTAAGTCTGCCATGCTAGACTCCTAGAAATCTTTTTAGATTGGATTCCTTGGGGATATAAATTTTTGTGCCAGGAACAAAATCATAGATTGGATCCTTGATTACTTCCATGTTTCTCTGCACGAATACCCACCACAATTTTGCATCACCATACAAGTCATATGCCAACAAGTCAGGGCGTCTATTATACTGACTTTCTATGGTATATAAAAAATCGTCCTTCTGTGCAGGAACGGGCCTAATGCTTAACAGCTCAAGATACAGATTGTTCTGCTTGGTTGCCGAGTATGGAGATGATTGCTTATACACTGCCATGATTATAAGTATCCCTTCTTGCTAGGCGTCTGCAGATTGCCCTTGGCGTAATCTGTTAAACTAAACTGCCTTAGGTTTCTTCTGTTGTATACTGGCTGCACGGTTACATTGATTGAACTTGAAATAGGAACCCACGTCTTGGTTCCAAAGGCATCGCAGCGAATGTAGTTCACGTCACTGCCCAAGTCAACGCTAAAGGATTTTACAACGACTGGAACATTGTCAAACACGCTTGCTCCATAACCGTTTAGACTGCACACTGGAGGTGGTGCTCCAACATTTGCACCCTTACCAAAGAACATTTTGGTCATTGTCTTAAAGAACGTTGTTGCTGCGATCCAATATGCTGCCTGGTCCGCGGTCTCTGCCACAAACTTTCCTGAAATCTGTATCTCATCTATCTGTGAATTCTTGTAAGCCTGGAAAGGATAGTTGTTATGCACGGGATCAAGTTGCGTGTAGTTTGCCTTGGTTGAAAAAGTAATTTCAGGCAAGATGGGAAATACCACACCTGCTGATTTTTCCAATAGTTCAAACATTAGGTTTGGTTTGAATATGCTCCAATCGCAGGCAATTCTTACTCTCCAGTCCTCTCCATTCTTGGGCAATACCTGTATGCCCTCACCTGATGATTGAAACAGTTCTCCGTTCTTGGGTAGATTTGCTCCTCTCTTGAGACTGAGAAAATCATTTAATTCTCCTGCCGCGGTTGAAATCATGCTTGCAATGTTGCTGGCTCCTCCTGCTAGGTTTCCTCCCGTGAGCTTGCTTGCGAGAGCACCAATTTCCTTGCCCGCGCCTGCGGCTGCTCCAAGCAAGCCTTCTGCTGCACCACCTATGGCATTACCAAAACTTCCTATGCTGCTAGTGAGTGAACCAATTGCGTTGCTACCAACTCCATTGCTTACCGTGTCAGCAATGTTGCCCATGCCCGTGTTTATTTGATCGTTGAACGTGGCACCCGCGGCCGCTGCCTGGTTAAATCCGCTGGTAAATCCTGCACCAAGTTTGTCCATCTTGGCATCCAACCTTGCCTTTTCAAACTGGTTTCCGATAGCAGGTGCTGCGGCTTCCGCAGCCTCTAGAGCGGCAGAAACTTCGCTGTCTACCTTCTGAACTAATTGTCCTAGTGGATTCGGTGATAAACTCATTTTGGTAATATTTCCTTATCTTTACTCTATTTATTTCTATCATTATGTGCTATTATAATAAATATTAGGAGAACATTCACAATTATGCAAAAAATTAAATATCTAACAAACAAAGACCTATTGGCAGAAATACACCGCAGTAAAAACACATTTTGCTCCTATGTTGACCCTGAATATCATCAATATGACGTTATACTGCCAAGTCTTGAAAAAATTAACATAAGAACTATCGCAGAAGCAAAAAGGAATCGTGCTTCAAGATTGGCTAAACAAGCACACGAAGCAGCAGTTGAGGCGGCTGGCAAGAAGATTCCCGCAAAGCAGTTTGAAATTGATTATCGCAAGATGGAAAAAACGGATCTAATCTTCCGCATCATGACATTTGAACACATTCCAGAGGATCTTACACGCAAGAAAACAAAGAAAAGCACTGCTGACAGTCACGTAAAAGTTAACTTTCCACCATTCCAGCATTGGAAGTTTGATGAAAAGGGTAACCTAATCTGCGTGGGCAAGAGCCACTGGGAAGGTGGAATGGAAAACGGACAGTTCAATCCAAAGGTTGGCAAAGCAACTAACAAACTTGCACTGATGTGGATGAAACTGTGCGACAGATACGCAACACGTGGTAACGTTAGAGGCTATACCTACAATGATGAGATGAAGGGGCAGGCCATACTACAGTTGGCACAAATTGGATTGCAGTTTGATGAGTCAAAATCACAGAATCCATTTGCATACTATACCGCAGCAGTAACCAATTCATTCGTTAGAATTATCAACATCGAAAAGCGTAACCAAAACATTCGTGACGACATATTGGAAATGAATGGTATGAATCCAAGTTGGACACGCCAAAATGCGGACAGGGACAACGGAGACGTGGTTCCAAGAGGCGAAAAGAAAAAATCTTGACTTTTGTCACGGAATCCATTACAATATAGTAAGGAGTAAAGAATGCCGTTATTTAAGAAAGCAGCCTGCTTCACTGACATCCACTTTGGTATGAAGAGTGGCAGCAGGGCACACAACATAGATTGTGAAGAATTTGTTAAATGGTTTTGCGAGGAAGCAAAAGCCGCTGGTGCTGAGACCTGTATCTTCTTAGGAGATTGGCACCATAACCGTGCGACCACAGACGTCAGCACGATGAACTACACAGTTTCAAATCTAGAAAGACTAAACGATACGTTTGAGAAAACCTACTTCATGGTTGGTAACCACGATTTGTTCTACAAGGACAAGCGTGAGATTAACAGCATAGAGTTTATGCGACTGTTTCCTAATATTGTTCCCATCACTGAACTGTTCACCGAAGGCGATGTTACACTTTTGCCGTGGTTAGTGGGAGAAGAATGGAAGACAGTTAAGGATATAAAATCAAGATATGTATTTGGACACTTTGAACTGCCATACTTCAAGATGAATGCAATGGTAGAGATGCCAGACCACGGTGAGCTGCAACCAGATCACTTTGTCAATCAGGAATACGTGTTCTCAGGACACTTCCATAAAAGACAGACCAAGGGCAATGTAACCTACATGGGCAATGCATTTCCACACAACTATGCTGACGCATGGGATGATGAGCGTGGCATGATGTTCTTGGAGTGGGGTGGCAAGCCTGAATACAAGACATGGCCAGATCAACCGGTGTATAGAACATTTAAACTTTCGCAACTGTTGGAAAAACCAGAAGAGCATCTTAGAGAAAAGATGCATGCCCGTGTAACGATTGACGTGCAGATTACATTTGAAGAAGCAAACTTCATCAAGGAACAGTTCATT